GAGGAGGTAGGCGTGGATGGGTGAGGATGCTGGGAAGGGCGCGGGAGAGGTGGAGCACCGTCGGCGTAACGTGCCAGGGCGTAAGGAAGGGCGGCGGAAGTGGGAGCGGGCGAAGGAGGCGGCGCCTGGGTGGGGCGAGGGCATGGTGGAGCTTCAGCCTCCGCAGGAAAAGGTGGTCGCCGCACCAATGTCCGCTGTACTTGCAGAGGTGGAAAGAGGCGAGTACGAACCTGGTGGTGCAGAGAGCGTCGGCAATTCTCAATTGATCGAGGCGACCGGCGACTACGAGCCATACGAAGTATTAAGCGTGAAATTGCATCTGCCTATTCCGCACGACAAGCAGAAGAGCGTGATGAGAAGCAAGGCAAAGCGGAAGGTAATTGTGGCTGGGCGGCGCGGCGGCAAGACCACTCTTGCCGCGATGGTGTCGGCTACTTCTATGGTGGAGGGCAAACGTGTGCTTTATGCCGCACCTTCTGAAGATCAGACTGACAACTACTGGGCGTCGGTAGTGCGCTACTGCGCTCCTCTTCTCAACGGCGGCTTCGCCAAGAAGAATGAGACAAAGCGCATGATCAGGTTTATAAACGATGGTAGCATCCGCGCCAAGACTGCTTGGAACGCAGACCTGCTACGCGGTGACTTCGCCGATTTGCTGATCCTGGATGAATTCAGCGTGATGCAGTCGGATGTGTGGACGCAGGTTGGCGCCCCCATGCTTCTGGACAACAATGGCGATGCCATCTTCATCTTTACACCAAAGCGCAAAAACCACGCTTATCGCATCTACAATCAGGCGCGCGGAGAAGAGAATAACGAGCGCTGGCAGGCCTGGCACTTTACCAGTTATGACAATCCTCATTTGTCCAAAGAGGCGCTTGAAGAGATTATTCAGGACATGACGGATGAGGATTACCAGCAGGAGATCATGGCCGAATTCCTGGAAAGCCAGGGTCAGGTATTCCGCAACATTGACGCCTGCATGAATGCGATCAAGGGGGATGTGCCAGAAAATCATGCCGGACACTGGCTGGTAGCCGGTGTTGACTGGGGCAGAAAGAAAGATTTCACTGTGATCTCGATCGGTTGTGCGCAGTGTAGGCGGGAGGTTTATCTCGATCGGTTTAATCAGATTGATTATGACTTTCAGACCCAGCGCCTGCGTGAGGCATATCACCGATGGGGAGTGAAAAGCAGTCTAGGCGAATTGAACGCGATGGGCGAGCCGTTGGTGAATGCGCTGCAAAAGATGGGCGTTGCTATTGTCGGCTTCCAGACAACGCCTGGTAGCAAGGGGCCGCTCATTAAAAACCTGGCGCTGAGCCTGGAACGAGGTGACTTCCAGTTTATAGATGACCCTGTAGCAAGGGCCGAGCTGGAAGCTTACGAAAGCGTCACATCGGCCAACACTGGCTGGGTGACTTACAGTGCGCCTTCTGGTATGCACGATGATACCGTGATTGCCAGGGCGCTGATGGTGCGTGCGATGCAGTCTGCGCCGGTAATAGCGCAGCCAATCAAGCAGAGCCGCTCTCCACTGACCTATGTCAGCAATCTATTCGGGTAAGGTAAATTATGGCAAAACAGAACGCAGTCTCGAAGTCTCCGAAAGAAGAAATTGATCTCGCCGAATTGGAAAACATAAAGACCCATGCGCGCCAAATGAAGGCGGACAATGCCAAGCGTGACATGCTCTTTGCGCAATTTGAAGATATGTATTTGCTACGCTGGGCGGAGCAGGAAAACAGACGAAGCAAGCTTACCGGCGCAAAGATCGTGGTGTCTCCCGATGCGCGCAATGCCGTCCTGGGCGCGATCCGCCTGATGATCGCCACCGATCCGGTATTCTCGATCAAACCCACCAAAGCCGATTATGACACCATTCGTAAATCCGAGATGCTGGAAAAAGCCATCGCCAAAATCTGGGATCAGGCGGGGCGCATCTCTGGCGAGCCGATCCACTATCAGGCCATCACCTCTGCCATGCTGTATGGCGAGATGCACACGGCCATCACCTCGACTTCCAGACTGGTGGAGCGTGCCAAGCGCCTGGGCAAGAATGTGGAAAGAGCCGAGATGATCGCCGAGCAGACGCCGTTCCTGCTCGAACCGTGGAACCCAAAACAGGGCTATCCCGAATTTGATCGCCTTGGCTTATGCGCCTACTACCGCACCACAACCGTTACTCCCGCCCAGTTACGCGCCGATTGGGGATTGCTTCCCGATAAGCTGGAAATGGGCAATCAATGGCGCAAGATTAACCTGCACATTTATTACGATACCGAGTGGGAGGCAATCTGGACGGATGAGGGTGACTTGCGATGCAGACCACACGGCCTGCCGCTTCTGCCGGTGAGCGTGCAACTTACTGATGGCTCGACACTATTTGACAGTCCAGAAGATCAGCGTCAGCCCATTCTTTATACCCTGCTCAAATCAAATCTGTGGAGCGCGCAGAACATTGCCCTTACCGCTTTCTACACGATGGTATTTGCGATGGGCGTCACACCGATCATAAAGCACAACGCCCCTGCCGCCGCGCCTGGCAAGCCGCTGCAACTTAACTTCGATCAAATACCAGCCGTGGCAGAATTGGACGCCGATGAGCGCTTGGAGCCGGTAATATCCAAGGGCATCATTGATCCGAGCGTTGCACAAGCGCTGGAAATTGCCGATCGCAAGACCTCCGAGAGTACATTGTATCGTCAGGCGCTGGGCGAGCCCGTGGATCGCCGCACCAGTTTCAGCGAAGTTAACTTGCTTTCACAGACCGGTCGGCTTCCGCTTGTTGGCGCGCAGCGCCGCGGGAGCTGGGGCATCTCCAAGATTGTGGAGACCATGTTGACGCTCTACCGCCTGAGTGAAGAGGCGTATAAGGGCTTGACTGTTGAACTGAACCCCAACGATGTACCCAAGAATTTACAAGTAGACGTCAAATTGGAAGTGGCTTTGCCGCAAGATAAACTGCAACTTGCCAATATCGTGGTTGGGTTGACCAGCGGGCCGAACCCAAAGGTGAGCATGGAGTGGGCGCTCGAGAATATTCTCAATATCGGCCAGCCGCAGCAGATGATAGAGGAGATTTGGAGTGAACAAGCGGCCCAGCAAATGTTCCAATTGTTCCTGGCCGAGCAGCAGCGCCAAGCCCTCAATGCAGCGGCCGCGCAGGAGGCGGCGGCGCAGCAGGCTGCGCAAGGTGGAGCGCCGGGCGGAGCGCCGGGCGGAGCGCCGGGCGGAGCGCCGGGCGAAGGGCCGCTACCACCCGGATCAGTCCCGCCACAGTCGCCGCCGTTTGAACAGGGCAGCCAGGCATTTATGCCAATTCAACCGCCGCAGGCGCAGCCAGGCATGATGCCGTTTCAAGCCCAGAACACCATCGGAGGCCTTCCGCCCGAAATGGGTGGTATGATCCCGGGCCAGGGAATAAAACCAGGAGTGTGATCTATGCCATTAAATGTAGCCAATGCTGAAAATGCCTATTTGAAGGCCAATGCCATGTTCAAGAAATGGCAGGCCAGATTTCTGGCAGACTGGTATGAGCCGCAGCGCAATACCACTCTGCTTATCATGTGGAGGCGCATTCCACCGGAAGTCAAGGCCGAGATGAAGCGCGCCAAGCCAGAAGAATACCGACTGGCAGAAGAATATATTGCAAAGATCGGAGGTAAAAATGAGAACTCGTGAAGCAAGTGAAGCGATGCCGTCAAAGACCGCCTATCGGCCAGCGGCCGCATCAAAACCGGCCTATAAACCCCCATCTATGGCATGGCTAAAGGGAACGGCTACTCCAAAGCCGCCACCAATGGCATGGGTAAAAGGCACAGAAACTCGAAAGCCGCCGTCCATGGCATGGCTTAAGGGCACTGCTGGCCCAGCCGCGCCAACTAAACCGACATCCCAATTCAATTTATTTACATGGCTTAAGAACGCGGCACAAAAGCTGGCATCGGCGTTCCCACAATATTATCAATCTGCACCTACTCCTGGGGCGGGTTATACCTATAGTCAACCCGCTCAATTGGCGCAAGCCTGGATGAAGAATGAGGCACGGAAACCATTCAATTCATATACACCGGCCAATATTGCCAGACTTTTCGAAGCCAATTATCCGAAAGCCAATCAATACAACTTCACGCCCGGCAGTATGGCGGCACTGCTGCCGTATGAGTATCCGAAGGGAATAATGGTCAGCAAGCAGCCCAAGGCAGAAGATTTTGGGCGTGGCCCAGGAAAGGCTTCAAATATGTCCTGGGATGAAACACCGCCGCTTACAGATAACACTGGCGGAGTGGGCACTGGCGGATACTATGACTGGTGGCCATATCCCAGCGGGGATTATAGCAGCGCTCCATATCCGGCCAATATTCCATCCTGGCTGTATGGCAATATCTACTGGCGCGGTTGGTAACATTTCAAGATTGTGAGAGGTTAGGTAGATGCGCTTAACCACTATAACCCAATTTGGTAATTACGTTCCAGGCGAGGGCTGGTACGCCAATCCCAGGGCTGTTCCACCCGAGGTTCTGGCCAAGCAGCCCTTCAAACCCATAGGGCCATTCAAAGAGCCATATAATCCCTATCGTGGCCAGCCAGTATATAATACTCCCTTCGGAGTGGAACGGCCCGAGCCTGGGCGCGGCTTCTGGGAAAACCCGCAGCGCATCGCGAAGTACTACAATTACATTAAGACGCGCCCGCCGAATGAGCCGCTGCCAGATTGGATCAATCCGGAAGCCATATCCCAGGCTTACAAATGGATGGAATTCCGCAATGAGGGCAGATCGCCTGAAGAATGGAAGTGGCTTCCACAGGATGACCCCGCTATTCCATTCCTGAATTCGCTACCAACACCGAAAGAAATTCCGCTTTATACTCCACCTCCCCAAAATCAACCGCTCACCGAAGCCGAGAAACTTTATTCACAGGGCAATTACAATTTACTTCCCTGGTGGCAAAAAGGGATGCTGCTGTTCTATCCGCAGCCCCAAAATATACCTGGCATTACACCTGAAGCGAAAGTAGAAGCTGGGCTTGCGCAGGGTGTATTGTCTGGTTTGGGCACTTATGGTGCAATTGTCGGCGGCGCAGAATTGCTGGGCGGAATTCTCGGCACGGGGGTCGCGCCTGGCGTGGGTACTGCCGCCGGATTGATTGCCGCCCTTCCCATCGGCGCATTGATGGCCTATCAGGTCGCTACCGGCAATCAAGTCTTACCAGTTAACTTTGATCAGCTCTTCAATATATTTATGATCCCCGCTACCGGGGCCATGAAAGCCATCGGTACTGCGGAGCAGGTTTACCACGAAATCCCAGAGATGGGCGCTGGTGCGGCAATTACCGATCTTATAAACGATTTTCCGCACTACTGGCAGGCTGCAAAGTTTACTTATACCAGTGCACCAATCCAGATAGCAAATTTATTGGCATCATTATCCGGCGAGCGCACGCCCGGCCCCAATGAGAAGTGGGCTTTTGAATACGGCATCCCGACACCCGTTCCCGTACAAGGGGGGCCAGTAGAATTTGGGCCAGAGGCGCTAGAGCATTTCCGCGAGGAATTGGATCGTGGAGCAAGTATTGAAGAGCTCTATGCCGAAGCCACAGATCGTTATGGCTTTGCCGGATCAATTAACGAATTTGCTGGTCTGACTATTATTGATCCGGTTAAAATGGCCCGCGTTGCGACACCCCGCCTTGCCGAGGCAGTCGGCGAGCTTGCTGGGAACGATCGCCTTGTCGCGGCTGCCAGAATGTCCAAGGGCAGTCTGGCGGTTGACTTGATGCCCACTTTTATGGATTCAGTGGTCGAATTATTGTCTGGCAAGCACGGCAGCCAGGGCTTGATGGGGCTTATTCGCAACTACCGGACGGCCATTCGCACCGGCTTTGGCGCTCCAAAGCTTTCCACTGGCGAGACTGTCTCCGCAGATCAACTCTCGGCGCTTGAAAAGGTTATCGGTAACCTTACAAAAGAGGGTCGTTATAAGGAACTGGAACCGGCACCGGAAGGGTCGGGATTATTGCACTATTTCACGCATATGACGCCGGACAGTCAGGCTATAGAGTTTGCCGCATTATTCGATAACACTCTACGGGCAATCCTGGCAGAAAGCAATCTCGATCCAGATTCTGCTGTTCATATGTTGAAGCAAATGGCGCAGATTGATCCGGTACGAACCGGCGAATTTATGGAGCGGCTGATCAAGTCCCCAGCAGGTTCTACCGTTTCACTGGCCTTTAAGGAGGTTGTTGGCAAAACGCAATGGCTGGATGATTTACTAGCCACCTATCATACCGCCGATCGGCAGCGCAGTATGCTGCATCAATTGGCGGAATTGTGGTCTGGCAAATCTATGAAAGAATTTAAAGACGAACCCAGCCGCTTGCTAGACGCAATTATGAAAGACCCAGAGGGTCAATTGAAAGTGCTCACTGATCGCGCGCGAGCCAGTGACACACCGTTTGCCAAGGAATTTCTGAAAAGTGTAGAGAGCGGTCAGATAACTCCTGACATTCTGAAGCGCACCTTCTCCATATTCAGCGGCAAGGATTCCGTTCCACTGACCCAGACCGAGTTTTATGCGCGCATGGGCAATGCCATGCAGACCAAGTTATTCGACTGGCTGAAGGCTCATTACGACCTCAAGCCTAACGCCTCCATATTCCGCCTTGGCAGCCTTCTCAAATCCGCACAAAGTCTGCTGTTGCTCTCTCTCTCCCCGGCCTATCTTGTCAACAATGCAATTAATAATATAGTATCGCGTGCAGTAGAAGGTGTATTGGGGTTTATAAAGCCAAGCCGAATTGCATCCACATGGGATCGCATTGGTTATGCACCCGCCCGTCTTGCAGAAGGCTTTGGGGCCGCTGGCGAGGGCATTGGTTTTGACACATCTGCAATACACCGCGAGGTAATGTCGGACGATCTGATTGCCAAATATCAGCGCGCTCTGCGCAAAACGGGCAATACAATCGGGATATTCACGAAACTCTCACAAAGTGTGGAAAAAGCAGAGAGCCGTCAGGCTACCACAATTGGTTTCCTGCGCTTCTGGGACAGTACGTGGAAACCTGGTGTTGGCTTCCGCAGAATGTCTCCCGATGTAGAAGCGGCCCTGGCGAAATACGATCCCAAATTACCAGAGCTTATTTATAAACAAATACGCTCCGGTATGAATATGAAAGAAATCGTCAGTGCCGTATTTGAAAATATAACGAAGGTTTCAGTCAGCAAGGTACTGGATGAAGTAGCCGAAAAATTATTCCCCGATCGCCCCGACGTCGCACGCGATCTAATCAAGTCAACCGGACTTGCAGATGAACTTCAAGAGCGCCTGAAGGGGGCAAGCACGCCGCAGGATGTCGAGCGCGCCTTCTCCTCTGTTATGGAAACTCTGCAATCTCGGATTGATGAAAAATTCGGGCGCGACCTGGCCACTCGTGCTGAGGAAGTAGCCAATCAGGTTAAGAGTGAGGGCGCTGTAACGGCCATCTCGCTATTCCATGACCTGCAGGAGACAGTCATGATGCGCCGCGTCCAGCACTTCATGGAAATGGAGAATGCCTTTGACGCCGCGTATAAAGAAGACTACGAAACTGGCAGCAAAATAATTGACAGTGCCCTGGCGCAAAGCAGTATGAGTTTTAAGCGATTACATGACTGGGAACTTCAGACAATTGTTGGTATTCTGCACGGATTGGGGATTGACAGCCCAGCATCCAAAGAATTCGTGGAATCCCTGATAGGCATACATGACAGTTACCGCGCATTCTACGATGGTTACGATACCGAAGTGGTTCAACCTGATGGTACAAAAAAGGTTGTTCACCAGCCTGGACGCAATGATCTGTACCGCGAATTTTACGAAACAAAATTTGAAAGTCCAGAAGAGCGCGTGGCTGCCCGTGAGAAACTACGCGAGCGCCTAAATGCCATGTACAATGAAATGACCGATAAAGAACTGGCCCTCATGCGCAGTATGATTGATCGCTTTGGCGAGATGTTCGAGGCGCATACCGGCAGACCAGCCGCCGAAGCCAAGGCCGCATTCCAGCCAGTGGTGGAATTCCGCGAAAAGTACATTAATGCCATGAAGACATTCCGCGAAAGACTTGCTGGGATGAGCATTGAGCAGCGCCGCGCCGCCTGGACAAAAGCGGTTGATGAGATATTCAGACCACTCATTGTCGCCGAGAAACGCGCAGAGATCAAGGCGGCGTTTGAACTGAAGTACGGCCGCGCTCCAACAACTGAAGCGCAGCCTGCGGCGCAGCCTGCGGCGCAACCCAAGGCGCAGACTGTATTTGATGTGGCGCATCGTTATGGCATTGCATCGGTCAGCGAAAAAGGCGCATATAACGACAAATATCTCCTGAACATAATCAATAAGCACAGTGAAACGAAATATACCGACATAAGGGAAGTGCCACTGGATGTTGCCGAAAGCGCCTTCCAGAAACACGCTAGTGAGCACAATAATCCAGCGGTTGAAAATGCGGAGGCTGCGGCAGCCGCTCATGTGGATGCCCAAAGCGCAGCGCGCGAAGCGGAAAAAGCACCGACTGGCGAGGATTATCACGCCACTCCCGAGGCCAGGCCAGTGCGCCGTGTCCAGGTTGGTATCAGCAGCGTGAGGGGGCGGGAAATCGGGCCGCTAGACCCGATAGTAGAAGAGCACTTGCGCGTCATGGACACCGCAAAACTGCGCGAGGATGTTCAACCGGCAATCGAATATCTCAAGACCGTATTCGCAGATTACGACGTCAATGTTGACTTTTGTCTTGGTAAATACCTAGGCAGTACTTAACCATCCATCTGGTTCGAAGCTTCCGTTCCAGAAGATCAAATGCCGGGCTTCATAGCGGCCGTAGCCAAGATTGGTGGCGATGTATTTGGCCAGGATTCAGTACTGTTTCACACAGACCTGGGCTATACCGGCGGAGAAACCCTTGGCGCAAGCGGATTATCTACCATAGTCGAGCCAGCCGTTCGCTTCCATTTTGTGGATGAGGCGGGTAATCCGCGCGCATTAAGCCAGGATGAAATTCGTATCGTAGACGAGGTAACACAAACCCTCAAAGACGAAAATGGCAATGAGATCATGCCTGGCTATACACTCTCGCCAAACGGCGATTTTATAGATATAATTCATGTAACCGATTGGTCAGGAGGTATTGAAAATGAGGAATGGCGATATAGAGCGGATACATTTGCCGCCGAACTGCACCGCAGAGGAATTTCTGCGCGCATGGAATTTGGAACACGAGAAACTTGGCTTGCCTCCTATAGTTCCAGCCCCGCCACCGCAAAACACGGGTACTCGGAGATTAACAGTACTC